TGCCGATGCGCATAACAGCGCCATCCAATATAACAACGCAGAAAAGAATGTGGCCGGTACCACAAAACAAAGTGTTGATGCTCTCAATGAATATATTTTATTGCTTGAAAAAAAGACAAGCGTTGATGATAAAACGATCCGCCAGGGCGCGCAAATTTTGGCCCAGGATCAAATCAGTATTGAAAATCAAAAGAAACTCTTGGCCGGGATCGTAGACTTGGCCGTAGCAAACTCAAAAGCAAACGGTGGCGAAATAGATGTGGCCGGAACTGCTAAAGCGGTGGGCCGTGTTATCTCTACCGGCGACACCGGAGTACTTACTCGCCAAAACGTAGTCGTTGATCCAAAGACGGCCGATGCGATCAAGAATACCGGAGACCAGGCAGAGCGAACGGCACAGATCATGAAGATCCTTGATGAAAACGCCAAGGGTGCGGGCGAGGCGCTTGGTAATTCATTCCAAGGCACTATAAACCGCGCAAAAGATAAGATCGAGGACTTACAGGTTGCGGTGGGTAAAGGCCTCTCTGTGGCCCTCACGGTGCTTTCCAATGGCCTATCTGATACGATCGGTGGCTTTGGTATTACGGCCGATGGTACTAATAAACTCGGCACCGCTTTTGTATGGTTGGCCGGATTGATTAACTTTGTGGCCAACACTCTCAAATTGCTAGGCCTTGGTCTATTTTCATACGGTAATATTCTCGTACAAGAAGCGAAGATCACCTGGGGCTTCGGTAAAGATGTCATCGGTATATTTGGAAAGGTTGGCGATGCTATAAAGTCCATCGGATCCGCGATGGTGGATGTGCTTACCGGGAAATTTGGAAAGGCCCGCGATGATCTAAAAGCCGGATTTGATTTTTCGGGGGCATTTAATAATTCACAAAAAGCGATGGATGAGGCGGGTAAATCTTTCACTAACGTAAACGATAAGATCGTAAATACTACCAAGGACATGGGATCCAATTTGGAAACTATGGCCAACGCCGGGCAGGTATATAAAGACGTGGCCGACAAACAGGATGCTCTTGCTGAAGCGACAGCATCCGCGAACAAGGCAACGAAAGCGCAGGCAGAACTTACAGACGATGCAAAGAAAAGCATCGCGGATCTACGCGACAAAGTTTTAGATCTAAAAAACAAATCAGATGACCTGGCACAGACGTTGGCCGGGAAACTTACCGATGCAATTAAAAAGTTTGTGGACGATACAAAGAGCATCGTAACTGATGGAAGTAAAGAGTTGGCCGACATAGTTATTAAAGCGGAAACCGATCTTGCCCAGGCGCAAAAGGATCTCATAAAAGAGCAGGCCAAATCAACAGACGATCAGAATGCCGACACCATCCAAAAATTAAAAGACACCATCGCCGAGAAACAAAAGATCCTCGCTTCTTCAGCACAATTTCAAACAGATCTTACAACGAAAATCGCCGACCTGCAAAAACAAGCAGACCAGGCTACGCTTTCATCATCTACTGAAACCGATCCAAGTAAAAAGGCCGGGTTTGATGCGCGCGCGCAGGGAATAATTGGCGAAATAAGCGCGCTCAATGGTTTCAAAGATCTAGACAAGCAGATCGCGGATGCACGCATAACGGCCGGGCAAGATGAATTTAAGCAGGCCGAGATCACTACGTTTGGAAAATTGGATCTCGCTACAAAACTATTTATTGATGAGACATCGAAACTCCGAGAGAAAGAAGCCATCGCCCAGGAAGTAGAGAAATCAATAACGGACTTTTATAAAACACAAACGGCCCTACGACAGAAAACACTTGATGCATTTGCCACTTCTTCTATCGCTACTTTGAAAACGATCGGGGATGAAGCCAAGAGTGCGCTCGATGCCCTAAATGCGGTGCGTAGCGCAGGGGCGCAGATAGATAACCCGGTCAATCCTTTGTCGTCCTCAACGCCTGCTACAGGGTCAACCACGGCCAACGGCGGGGGTACTACCAACAACTCCAAGACGGTCAATGCCCCTATTACCGTGAATGCGACCGTGAAAGATGGAACAGATCCGGCGCAAATAGCGCGCGATCTAGCATGGCAATTATCACATTTGTAGTACAATAATTTTATGATTGGATATAAATTTAAAATAACAAATAACGCGGGAGACTTCATCTATATCAACGACTTCACTACTGATCCGTTGCGCTTTCTTGCATTGCAAGATTACCCGGCCTTTGATGTTGATATAAAAAACAATGAAGTCGCGAAAGAGGGTCAGCATGGCATCTTTGATTTCTTTTCTTTTTATGGAAAGCGCGTCATGAATTTCTCAGGCGTTATGGTTGGGGAAGATGAGGGCGATATTGAAACTCTAAAAAAACAATTACTGCAGATTGTTTCTCTACCACCGATCCCATCATCCACAGACGATGGGTACGTTACGATCACCTGGACAGATAGCAACGGCGACAACTGGCAAATCGATGGCAAACTCCAAGGATACCCACGCTTCAGTCGCGGGCTACGCCAGGGATCACGTCTATATTTTACGCTCACACTCAAAGCAAAAAACCCGGAAATAGAAAGCCAGGAAGTTACTACAGAGACCGGGTACCGTGGATGGCCACAAGGATCTGCACTCGTTCCGATTACCCTACCCGCAATTTTTACTACGGTTTATGACAAGGAGTTTACTTGTACCAACGATGGAGCGCTTACGGCCCACACAGTGATCCGCATTACCGGGGAAGATGGCATCACAGTTACCAATCCTTATATTTTGAATAGAACAACCGGCAAAATGTTTAAGGTAAATATTGTGCTTACAGGCTCGGACGAGTACCTGGACATCGATAGTAAAAACGGAACGGTCATCGACCAAAACGGTGATGATCAAAGCGGACTCGTAGATGGGGCCAGTGAATATATACTGCTTGCCGTTGGAGACAACACCGTCGTTTATTTATCCGATGAAAGTTTTGGTGCGGATAGCCCGGTAAATACATGGATCGAACCGAGCGCACAAATATCCGTGGCACATCGCACATCGATTATATGATCCAAATTAAGATCTACGATAAAACATATACACCGCTCACCGCTTTTAATATCGGTGAGTTTGGTGCGCTCAATTACAAAAAAACACTCGGGCAGATTGGTGATGCATCTTTTACGTTGGATATTTCAAGCGCAAAAGTAACGGATGCAAATATGCGAAATTATAATCGCATTGAAATTTTAGATGCCGGAGTCGTACAATGGACTGGTTATATTGTTTCAAAAAATGTCACGCTAAATATCGTGACGATCCAATGTAAAGAATTGGCCGGAATACTTGCAAAAAGACTTACGGCCGATGCGTATGTTTTGTCAGGAGTGGCCGGTACTTTAGTCGGCACTCTTCTTACTGCGATCAATGGCGTAGAGAATACCGGGATCACGATGGGTGTAACCGATGTTGTGGCAACGATCAACCTTACTTTTAATCAGCAAGATGCATTCAGCGTTTTGAAAGACATCGCGGATGCTGTCGGCGCACAGTTTGTAGTGAATACAGATCGCACACTAGATTTTATGATGAACGTTGGAGTAGATCATTCCGCAGACGTTCGCTTTGAATACAACATACTCCAACCACAGCAAGCAAACCTTATAAAGTTTAATGTAGAAGACAACGGCGAAAATATAGTGACGAGATCACGTGGCGCAAATTCAACTCTAAGTTCAACACAAAATGATGCCGGGCTTCAGGCGCTCTACGGAATAATTGAGAAGTTTGGAAGTTTCCCGCAGGCAAATAATCAAACAAACCTTGATGCGCTTACTGCTTCCGCTTTACAAGACACACTTTATTCTCCTGCCCTTGATCTCTCTCCTGGAGAAGATGACGACTTCAATATCGGTGATCTTGTCGCTGTTTTTGTTAAAAATAAACTCGTAGATATAGATGATACTTTCCAAGTACTAGAAAAAAGTGTTAAAATAGTGAATAGCCAAAAGTCGATCAGTGTAAAGATAAATCAGCTTCCACAAACGATCGTAAATAGCATTAAGGATCTACAAAGGCAAGTTAATTTATTAGAAACTAATTAAAAAAAACCATGACAAAAGCAATCATCATCGATAGTACATTAGCCCAATATACCGCAGAGGATTTTTCATGGCTTCAAAAATTCTTTTTACAACCGGGCATCTTTGCTACTTCTGCAGGCGTTCTTGGTCTTGCCGTTTCTCAACGTGGGGCCGGTGCTAATCTATCCGTAGATGTTGCTGTCGGTAACGCTCTCCTTGATTTCACAAAAAATGCTACCAACTGGAAAATAATCGGCCTCGTAAATGCGGTGGCCAACGTTGTCGTTCCTACACAATCATCCGGATCAAACCGAGTCGGCGCAGTTATCATGCGCGCCTCTGTTTCCCTAGAGCCAAACGCTCTCAAAACTAACATCATCACTTTAGAATATATCCCTGGCACAGGTGTCGGAGCATTGACCGATGGCGCTATCACTACAGCAGTTGGTGCAGATGCATGGATACGCCTTGCGAACGTCACAGTACCAACCGGTGCATCTTCTATTGTTACCGGAAACATCGCAGACGCGCGCGTACAAGTACAAACAAACGAGGCGATGACACTCGCTCCTAAAAATCTAAAGTTTACAGTCCAAGCGACCGATCCTACAACTCCGGTAGAGGGTCAATTTTGGTATAACTCTACAACACACACTCTCAATTTTTATAACAACTCAACTGTGGTTACTCTCGGAGGGTCTTCGGCATATCTTTCCGACGACAACACCACTTCGGATGGTTACGATCAGACACAAACTACAAATAACGCGAACGTTCCTGTCGGTGAGGCGGATGCTACTACTAAGAAAAATAAAATCGCGCAATCAGTACAATTCGCAAAGACAACTGTTGCCGGAGTAAAACTTGCAAAGGTGGCCGACACCGGAGCATTCACTGGTACGGTTACAGTTTCACTTCAGGCAGACTCGGCCGGATCTCCTTCAGGTACTCCACTCGCTACAGTCACAATTTCAAATGCAAACTACCTGGCTATTCCTGTCGGAAATTTCCTCGCTGTATTTGGTACGCCTTACACAGTATTACCGGCTACAACTTACTGGCTCGTGATCGAAACTTCAACGAGTGATAACTCAAACCATCCAAACCTTGGCACCGCTTCAGCAGGTGGCTATGCTTCCGGATCTGTAAAACTAAAAAACACCACAGACGGATGGACAGCGATCGCCACAATAGATTTATATTTCAAAACCCTAACCGGCATCACCACAAAGGTACTCAGGGCAGATGCTAATAACTTCGTTCCCGCTTTCGCTCCATATGGTGCAGATGCGGGTGGAACAGATGCGTACTACATAGAACTTGCCGGGATACTTTCATACGTTGCCGGTCATGTTTATTCATTCAAGGCAAACACGGCCAACACAGGTGCTTGTACGCTGAACATAAACGGCCTCGGAGCAAAAACAATAAAGAAAAATGTATCGGTTGATCTTGATGACAACGATATTCTTGCGAGCCAAATGGTAGACGTAATTTACGATGGCACAAACTTCCAACTTTTGTCTGCTCCCTCTTCAGCAAACATTCCTAATAGTTTCGTAGGCGCATCAGTAGATACAGGATTTTTGATCTCAACTCAAAACGTAGACACAGTTTTCACTCCAGGATTTAAAGCGAAATTAATCACGCTTTATTATTCTCTTGCAGGTGCCGACTCAAACACAATGCTATATCTTTCAGGTATTGCATCCTTCAACGGCACAACATTGGTCGCAAACTATATTTTCCAAAACAAAACAGGAGGTGGAACCACTGCCTACAACTACAACAACACAGTACTTAACGCGAGCACTATTACGGTCGGTGGTGTAAGCGGAAATAGTAACACTGTAACATTGAGTATTCTAAGCATCACTGCAACACAATTTACGGTTAGAATTTCAACCCTTACAACTTCATCAATGAACGGCGGTGGAAAATTCTACCCTGTCGCATTCAGATAAAACCATGAAACCAGAAGAACAAATTTTCTTAAATGAAAAACTTGAAAAAGAGAGACAAAAATCAGATGACGCGTACGCGATCAAATTGGTGGAAAAAGCATTTTTTATTTTCATTGGTGCGATCTGTCTTGCATTCATTGGGTATTTATTAAAGATGGTGTGGCCAAGCTAATATGAAAATATTAATTCCAAAAATGAAACCGGCAATCACGCATAGATTAAAACATCTATATATTTATTTTTGTATAATTGTCATCACTTTTTTTTCTATACTATTTGGTTACTGGTATTTTTGGCCGATGAAAGTCATCGATGTGAGTGCTGTGGAAGTAAGCAAGTCCATCTATGCGCCAGGTGATCAGGTCATCTATACGATCACATATTGCAAATATAAAGATATTATTGGGATTGCTTATCGCTCACTCGTAAACAGTACTCGCACAACGTACACAGAAGTTTCGGGAAATATGACCACTGGATGCCATAAAATAAATATTGCAGATCTTCATATCCCGGAATATACTGATGACGGAACGTACCACTTAGAAGCCACTATTATTTATAAACTCAATCCAGTGAGAGAATTCCAAATCTCATGGAAGTCGCAAGAGTTTCAAGTTAAAAGAATAACGTCACTATAAAATCATGCAAACAATAATTAAAAAACCTTGTACGAATTTCAAAACCGGCCGTGGTACCTACAAGCCGGAAGCCATCGTTATCCACATTATGGATGGATCACTGTCCGGTACCGACTCATGGTTTGCTACCGTAGCATCCCAAGTATCGGCCCATTACGGAATAGGAAAGACCGGCGAGATCCATCAGTACGTTGCCGAAGTGGATCAAGCCTGGCACGCGGGCCGAGTTGCTCGCCCTACTTGGAAAGGCATCCACGATGGAGTAAATCCAAACCTATACACGATCGGAATTGAGCACGAGGGCCAACCACTTGTAAACGATGTATGGCCTGAAGCCATGAAACAATCATCGGCCGAACTCGTAGCGGATATTGCAAAGCGATGGAGTATTCCACTTGATCGCGATCATGTCATTGGCCACTATCAGATCTTTGCTGACAAGCCAAACTGCCCAGGAGTCAACCACGCAATCGTAGATGAAATATTGGCGCGCGCAATAAAAATAAACGCGCCGGTCGATAGCACGAAGAGCAAAATCGCACAGGCGATCGCTCTTCACAAACAGGCAATTACAATTTTAGAAAGTATTTAAATATGAAAAATATAACTGCTTCAGCATCAAAATTAGTTCTGCTTTCACTCGTTGGAGTCCTTTGTATTCTAGCAATCGTTGCCGGGATACACGCTGTTATAACTGGTCAATTCAATGACGCGGAAAAAGCAATCTTGGTCGCCTTCACTGGCTCGATCACGTTCGTCTTTGGTTTCTATTTCAACAGCAAGGGAGATACTAATCTACCCAACGCCGGGAAATAGCCTGCCATTCTTTACACACTAGGCCCTGCGGGGCCTTTTGTGCTACATGGGAGCGTTGTACCAAATAGCCTGGTCAAGCCCCGCAAATCGCAATATAGGGCCTCGCTCTTGTGGGTTTAAATACACAAGAGCGATGTTTCTCGTGAAACACCGAAAATAGCCCATAAAATATAAGAGGGTAGACAATTTTGTCGTGGGGGGTAGACAAAATTGTCGTGTCTGGGTAGACAATTTTGTCGTACATAATAATAAATATAATATTAAAATTAAGGAGAACACCGGGCAAGCCCGGTTTTTCTCTCTTTTTAGAGTTATCCACTTCTTTATTAACAATTACATTTTACTATTTTTTAAAGAATGAGTTATACTGTTTTCTGTAGAAGTAACAAGTTAAATTTATGGTTAAAAAAATAAGCACACTCATCACCACTTTTGGGAATGATATTTATATAATAGATGGCAAGACCCCTGATCAAGTTCAGGATCTTATTGATGCCGGGGGTGACATGGTGCGAATGCCAAACGGCGCGCGCGTAAATAAAAAAAGCATCGCCACGATGCAGTCATACGAAGATTACGCTTTCCAAACAGATCAAAAAGTACGCCACAAAAAAGGTCAGTACTTACGCGGTGGAGAATGGAGTGATCACAGTGGGCCGATTGGAGTGAGCGCAGGGTTGGAACGCATCACCGGGGAACTTAAAAATATAGCACTACCTGCAGGGCAGAAGAAATTACATGATTGAGGAATTAAAAAAATCTTATTGGTCAGTGATACCGGCAGACGTTCGATACTGTAAAGAAGTGGCCGATGGCGCTAAACTTTTATATTCAGAGATCACCGCGCTATGCAATGAGAAAGGTTTTTGTTGGGCCGGGAATGATTATTTTGCAGAACTCTACGGAGTAGACAAGCGCACCATCTCCCGATGGATTACTGCGCTCGCGAATAAAGATTTTATATACATCGATCTCACAGGCGCTCGCCGTAAAATATTCCTGGCCCATAAATTCAACCCGGCCGAAGTGAGTCCTGAAGAAGCACCAAGTGAACCGATCGCTCCGACATCAGTCCAAAAAAAGAAGAAAGTGAACACACCAAAAAAAGAGGTCAAACCAAAATACAACAATGATGATTTATTCCTGGCCGAGTTGCTACTCTCAAAGGTCATCTACAACTTCCCACATTTTGAAAATAAAAAAATAAAGATTTCCGAGTGGGCTGATGATATACGCAAACTCCGGGAAATAGAAAAAGCGACCAAGGATCAGATCCAATTCATGATCACCTGGGTACACGGCGGGGAGATCCTGCAGGATGGAAAACCGCCCCGCGTATTTGCGCCCCATGACTTTTGGGCCAAGAACATCATGTCGGCCGGGAAACTTCGCAAGCAATGGATCGAAAACTTGGTGCCACAACTTCAGGAGTGGGCGAAGAAAACACACAAGAAGTCCACAGTCACGCAACTCTAGCCATTGTGTAAACCGGCACGTTTCGATATAATAAAGCCGGTACTCTTGGCACCATAACCAAAGTACTGCTTGTTGCTTAATTCTCTCCGCGAGAATTCTAGTGACCAAAGACCGCCCCTAAAAAGGTGGTTTTTGTTTTGTAGGTGTATAATTAATTTGAAAGGAGGTGATCTTATGTTGTACTTTAAACAGCACCGTAAATGGTATTGCTATCGTAGACAGTATCGTCGAACCGGGAAGTAGCGGGAAACCGCAAAAGATTAGGGGGTGGGCTATGCTCATCCCCCTTTTTATTTATCCACTTGTTTGCACTTTACTATTTTACAAGTAAAGTGTAAGATATATGTATTACTAGATAACAAGCAATTTTTATGGAGCAAGAAAAAAATGATGAAGAAGTTTGCGAAACGTGCGGAGGTACCGGGGAAGTATCGGCTATGGAAGCCGTCTATCCTGGAGAGCCACACATGGCAGACGTTGGAACTCAACCTTGCCCGGATTGTTGCGGTGGCGACACCGAGGACGACTACAATCCCGATGACGAGTAATTAAAAAATAGTTATGAAAAAAATTAACCCTGAAAAGTTTTATACCCCGAAAGATATCATTGGCCTTGGGATAATGACGGCATCAACGCCGGATACCAAACGTCAGATGCTTCTTCGGTTGATCCGACAGAAAAGGATCACTGCTACAAATCTTGGTGGCGATAAAAAGCCCCGATACGTTGTACAGGGTAAGCACCTCACCGACTACATGACCACGCAAATGAAGCCGGGAGAGATATCAAAAAAATAGCGCGGAATTATTCACTAAGTAACAAGCACAAAAATTATATGGCACAAGAAGAAAAAGTTGAAATCAAAAGCATTGAAGTTATACAAACCGAACTCCTACCGCTACAAACGGAAGTTGTGACGTTTAAGGATCAGGCTGAGAAAATGATCATCAAGACTGACGCGGATTACGAAGTAGCGAACAATCTGGCCGGAGTTGTAAATAGCAAAGGCAAGTCTATCGACACAATGCGTAAATTCCTAGTCGGCCCACTCAACGCGCACGTGGATAGCATTAATGCTATCTTCATGCCCCAGGTAAAAGAAGCCGATGCGATCGTGAAAACGATCAAGGCAAAGATGGGTGCGTACTTTGACGAAAAAGAAACGGCCAGATTGAAAGAAGAAAAGCGCCTGCAGGATATCCGCGACAAAGCAGATGCGAAACGCGCTGAAGCCGGAAAAGAAGCCATCGCCGAGCCTGTACGTGAAGTTGCGCCGGTAGCAAAGACGGTGGTCACAGCAGTTGGTAAGTCATCAATTCGCAAGACCTGGGAACACGAGATTGTCAGTATCGATCAACTTCCTGAAGACATCAAAAAGTTAGTATTCGCTGAAGCATACCGCAAAGGCATCATAGCCACGATCGTACAGAAAATGGTTGATGCCGGAGTACGCGATATGACCGGCGTACGCATATACGAGAAGTCCAACGTAGTACTCGGCAAGGGTAAATAGTTATCCCCTGGCCGGAAGTTTTACACTTTACTATTTCATTATAAAGGAGTAAAATGTAAGTATTATAAATTAAGTAACAAGCAAATATATTTATGGCAGAAATTAAAAAAAGTTTGAAAGAGGAGATCGTACTATTGCTCACCGAGGACATCGGAAAACCGGAGTTCAAGGGCCTATGTACGGCTCAAAATATCGATGTATTCGCATCGTATTGTCAGCGCCTGCTTATTGAAAAAGACAAGCAGGGAAAAGAAAAAAACCCATGGATGAAACTCAAGACGGCCGAAGCGCTGTCCGAGTTATTCCGCCGAGTATCTACAGAGGGCTTGGTGTTTGATGGTAAGCACATCACACTCCAAAACATAGGCATCAGTTACGACTATGTTGCATATAAAAATAAGATGCTCCTAGCATACCCGGAGAGTAAGATCGATATGGATGTAGTCAAAGAGGGCGACACATTTACGGCCGGAAAGGAAAACGGCATGGTGGTGTATAAGCACTTGATAAAAGATGCGCTTCAGTCAGCAGATGCAAAGACGATCACCGGCGCATACTGCGTACTCACAAACAAGCGCGGATCATTCCTAACTGTTCTCAGTAAAGAAGACATCCAAAAACACAAAAAGGTGGCCAAGACTTCCATGATTTGGGATGCCTGGTTTAAAGAAATGGTACTCAAGACGGTTTTGAAAAAGGCCTGTAAGTATCACTTCGATGATATCTTCGAGGGAATGAATGAGATCGACAACGAGCAAATAGATCTCTCGCACGTAACCGTTCTTGATGATATAGAGCCATCAAAAGTTGCCGAGGTAATTAAAAACATAGAGGGCTATACGGTACTCGCAGAACTCCAGGCCTACTATAAGGGCCTTGCACCGGAGTTTATAAAAAACGATGACGTATTCGAGGCCTATAACGCTCAAAAGGAAATATGCAAACCTACGAAATAATCGAGGGCGAGCAAAAAACCGATGAATGGCAAAGACTCCGCGAGGGAGTAGCAGTCACCGGATCCAACGCTAAAAAGGTTAAAGGTACCGGCAACGCCTACCTTTACGAAACCCTGGCCAAGATGACCACGGTGCGACCTGAAAAGGAAGCATACGGCGAGCATATTGATCGCGGTAACGAGTTGGAGCCGGAAGCACGCAAGGCCTACGAAAAAGCAACCGGCCAAAAGGTGCGCGAAGTTTCATTCATTCGCAACGACCGATACGGCATCTCGCCTGACGGACTAGTGATGAAAAACAAAACGCAGATCAAGAAGTTGATCGAGTGTAAGGCCCCGGATACGAACAACCACATCCGATACCTGATCGAAAATACGAAGAAGGCCCCGGCAGAACACATGGATCAGATCATTCACGGCTTCATAGTTTGTGATGACGTAGATGAGATTGATTTTGTATCGTACTGCCCAGTGTTCAAATTCAAACCGCTTTTGATCGTAACCGTACGCCGTATGGATGTCATGGTTGAGATCGCAAGCACAAAGATCCAATATCAAAAGTTCGTCGAGAAATTGGATAAACATTACTCAGATTTAATTTTATAAATATGTATTTAAATAAAGTTCAACTAATAGGAAACCTGACCCGCGACCCGGAATTGAAATCAACCCCATCGGGCGCAAAGGTCTGCTCATTCTCTCTAGCCACAAATGAGACATTCAAAGATGCCCAGGGGCAGAAAAAAGAAACGGTGGAGTTTCACAACATCGTAGTTTGGGGAAAGACCGCCGAGAACGTAGCGCAGTATATGAAAAAGGGATCGCAGATCTACATAGAGGGTAAACTGCAAACCCGATCATGGGATAAAGACGGTGTGAAGCATTACCGCACCGAAATAAACGCCCTGCACGTACAGTTTGGCCACAAGCCTAGCGGTACCGCTTCAGTAAGCGCTCCGGCCCACACAGAGGCACCAGGGGGCGAAGACCAGGGCCTAGATACGATCGAGTATCCAGGTGGCGGTGACGGAATGGAAGACATCCCTTTTTAAGCCATGAATAAGAAAAAGATCACACAAAAAGAAGCAATCTTTTATACGCTATACCAAGCGTTCAAGGAAACGCCTGGCGAGTATATCCCGGTCTTTAAATTCATGGGTGAGGTGTACGCCAAAGAGGTGGGCCTATGGGGATATGTAAGCCACGAATGCTCGGCGCGCGCATCAGAGATCAAGAGTTCAAACCCGCACCTGATAGAAAGCATCACGATCACCGGGAAGAGTGGAGCCAAGTATTACGGCTATCGCATCAACCCGAACACAGAAAAAGGAACGCTACCCGATCAGTCGCTCGTAGCCTTCTATAATAAAATAAAGCGTCAGCGCGAATTGCTACCATGATATTAAAAAATATTGTAAAAAGTTTATTCTTTCTTGACCGCGATACGGATGTGAATGAATTGGCCGAGGAAATCTTACGCCAAAAGCGAGCCGAGATCATCGTCTTTCTTCAGCGCCAACATGAACGCCTGCAGGAAAAGGATGCCGGAGAATATTTCACGGTAGAAGATGTGCTTAAGTTGAAAGAGGGGGAGTTAGAGAGGATGCAACGTTTCTTCAGGGGCGCAGTTGTTCCGTACTATGTGCGACAAAAATATGATATTTGGAGCGAGGGTATAGAGTCCGAAGCCCTCACAAAAGGCACCGAAGAGATCAAGCGGGCCGTTGGTTTCCTGAAGTACGATAGCACCGGCCACATCACCCAGGAAGTAAACTCTATGACTACGTTTGAAAGGACAAAGGATCTAAATGAATTCTTGAATATGATCCAGGCCGTATGCTTTGATGACGAGGCCTTCATATTCCCGGACTCGGAGTACTTCCGCAAATTAGAAAAAGAAAAAGGCAGGCATGGAGCGCAACGTCAAACGTTCCTTGAACTGTACGAGAAAGTTAAAAACCGACATTATAAACGTGAAATAATTAGTTAATTTTTATGGCAAAAAATACAAAAAAGAAAAAGGATCTATTACCAAGTTTGAAAGAGGTGGCCGAGATGTCGCTCGCTATCGTGGCCAAGTTTTCGATCGTAGAGATCAAAATGAAAAACGACTGGCGATGGAAAGTGAAGATGCTCGTACACACACAACTACCGAAGACGTACCATGATTATGCGATCAAATTGGAGTTTGATGATCGACCATTCCTGAAGACGATCGAGCAGTTGGAAAAAGAAGTCAAAGACCTAACGGCCAACCCTACCTTGCTCCCTGATGTTGATCGTAAAAGCATGAAGCAACTCGATCAGAAAATAGCGGACACAAAAAAGGATATGAATAAATTACGAGCCGAGTGTGTAGACATTGAATTTGTAACGCAGTCAGAGGAGATCAAATATAAAGACGGCGACACTTCCTTACTATTCAAAGTCCAAGATACAGTCGTACAGCCACTCAACGCGCAAAAGTTCCGCTTGGGCGATTACCGGGCCGTGCTAGATCCTATTATTTAATTTAATTTTTACTTATGACAAACCCACTATATTTTTTTAGAAATCCAACAATACGCGCAAAATTAGTTAACGGCGGTAAGCAAGTGAAAGTCGCACTGATCAATACAACGGCCGAGCAAACGATGATCATCTTATTCCTGGCCATCTCGCAGATAGCGCGCCAACTTCGCATGGAGCCACGCCAGTTAATGAATAGGATCATTGATCTAGACAAGACGATTATTAAAACAAAAAAGGTGGAAGAGCGCACCGAGAAATACGGCCATAAAAACTAATGGAATACCAACACCGACAATATCAAAGTGACTCGGTAGAAAAGGCGGTGCAGTTCTTCAGCACGGCCGAACGCAACAGGCCCATGATGGTTTTGCCTACCGGATCCGGTAAGTCGCTGATCATAGCGTATATCGTAAAACAACTCCGGGGAAAGGTACTCGTACTCCAACCATCACTTGAATTGCTAGAGCAAAATTATCTTAAATATTCGCACGTGATAGAAGAGCATCCCGACCTTGTACCGGCCACGATATACAGCGCCTCTGCAGGCGTAAAAGAAGTCAGCCGGGTTACGTTTGCGATGATCGGATCTATCTACAAAAAGCCGGAGTTGTTTGAAGATGTATCGTACGTGATCATCGATGAATGCCACGAAGTACCGCCAAGCAGAACTTCTATGTATATGAAGTTTTTGTCGGTACTACCGGCCCAGGTGGTTGGCCTTACGGCCACACCGTTCCGTTTGAAAACATACAGCGATCCGTGGGTACGAAATAAAAAGTTTTCAAAGATCAATTTACTCAACCGAGAAAAGCCATCGTTCTTTAATAAGTTTTTACACATCACTCAAATCAAAGAGATGTATGATCTCGGTTTCCTATGCCCGATTAACTATATCGAAATGCGATGGGATAACACTGGGCTTGTCTTAAACTCTACCGGAGCCGAGTACTCCGACAAATCTCTGAAGGAAGTTATTGATCGAAATAAAATCATTGAAAGAATACCTGGCATCATAGAGCAAGGGTTTAAAAAAAACCGCACGTCATGTTTGGTGTTTGTGCGCTCGGTAGAAGAAGCCAGGCATCTAGCAAGTATCACTCCATTTTCAAATTACGTTCACGCGGAAACAGACAAGGATGAGCGAGCGAAGATGATCAAAGGTTTCAAGTCCGGGAATATAAAAACAATTTTTAATGTTGGAATTCTCACGCGCGGGTTTGACTACCCAGGGCTTGATACAGTTATCCTGGCTCGGCCAACAAAGTCATTGACCTTGTATATGCAAATGCTCGGTCGCGGAATTCGTAACGCTCCAGGTAAAACAAACCTTGCCCTAGTGGATATGTGCGGGAACGTCGAGCGCTTTGGAAAAATTGAAGAGTTTATTATTGAAGACGATCCAAAGTACGGATGGGTGCTACGCAACGGCAAGCAAATTATTAGTGGCCGAAGGCTTGATGAATTGGTATAATAATTATATGTCAACACTCGCAGAAAGAATAAAAAAAGAAAACCCATGGATCGGAAAAATACCTCTCGGATCTCATGGTAGTGGTGCTATACAAAAAAAATATTGGAAAGTTACGAGCGACTTTGTTCGCATCCGGGATGCTTACAGTTACGGTGGCCGGTGCGTTTCCTGCCCGCGTACCATGCAATGGCAAGATTTGCAGGCGGGCCACGCAAAGGCATGGGCCGTGTGTCATGGATATTCAAAGTGGGATATGGATAATATCTTCGGACAATGCCCATACTGCAACAAGAGTGGCGATGCTCTTACTGGCCGGGCGTTCACGGATGAGATCCGCAGACGACACGGAAAAAAGCGCCTAGACTATATCGAAAGTTTGTCACGCGTACCATTGGAAAAAATAGAGGATCACATCCTCGTTGGTTTGATGAAAGTCCGCCTTCAGGAGATGGCCGATCTCCCGGAGCAACCGGAGTATTATTATCAGGTAAAATATCTTATTAGTTAATTTATGGAAACAAAAACAGAAGAAAAAACAATCATTGTAAAAAACCCGGCCGGATTACCGACCATCAGTTTTAAAGACCTCAAGGCAAAGTACGAGGCAAACGCACTCAAGCAGAAAAAGGATCGTGAAGTGGGGGATCTAAAGGCCTCAATTCTATCCCTGGGCTTCTCTGTGCCGTTGTTTATATGGGAAAAGGGAAAGTACCTCGCAGACGGCGCAGGACGGCTCCTAGCCCTAGAAATGCTCGAATACGAGGGTTATACAATACCAGACCTGCCCTATGTACCACTCGAAGCCAAAGACAAAAAGGAAGCCAAGCGCCTCACTCTGGTCATCTCTTCGCAGTACGGTTTAATCACGCCGGAAAGTATCGGCGAGTTTATGCTCGATATGAATGAGATCGATCTCGGATTTGTAAATATTGCGGGCATAGATTTGGATGAGGTAGATTGGAAGCCAGGCAAAAAAGAATATGAAGTCGAAGAAGACGAGGCCCCGGAAGTACCAAAGATCGCCAAGAGTAAAACAGGCGATATGTACCAACTCGGCCGACACCGCGTTCTCTGCGGTGATGCGCTAGACAATACTGCAGTCACTACTTTGATGGCTAATGCGAAAGCGGATCTATTTCTAACCGATCCGCCATACAATGTCGCCTACGTTGGAAAAACAAAAGATGCGCTCACTATCAAAAACGACAAGCAGACCGATGAGAAGTTCCGGGAGTTCCTACGCTCTGCTTTTATAAATGCAAATCTATTTTTGAAAGAGGGTGGAGTGTTTTATATTTGGCACGCTGACTCCGAGGGCTACAACTTCCGGGGCGCTTGCAAAGATGTAGAATGGCAGATCCGCGAGTGTTTGATTTGGGTAAAAAATTCATTGGTGATGGGCCGACAGGACTACCATTGGAAGCACGAGCCATGCCTATACGGATGGAAAGACGGCAAGGCGCACGTTTGGAATACCGACAGAAAACAAACAACCGTCATGGAGTTTGATCGACCGTCTAAAAGCGCAGAACATCCTACAATGAAACCGGTCAAAATGATCGCGTACCAGGTGCAGAATAATACCGTAGAGGGAAACATCGTCTTGGATACGTTCGGTGGAGCAGGATCAACTTTGATGGCCTGCGAGCAGACCGGCCGTACTTGCTACACGATGGAAATAGATCCCCGCTACGTTGATGTGATTGTAGAACGATGGGAAAATCTAACAGGGAAAAAGGCAAAGAAGTTATAGAACATGGGGCGCATATAGGGGCCGGGAGTTATCCACTCCTTGCCCCTTTTTGCACTTTACTATTTTACAAGTAAAGTGTAAGATGTATATATTACAAGTTAAGCAACAAGCAAAAAATATATGGCAAATGATAAAGTAAGTTTTAGTCAGGATGGTTTGGTAAAGTTTCGCAAGCATCATTATTGGAGAGGTTTCTATGTGTGCCTCTTCTGCATCACGCTTCCGATCTTTGTATTCTTCATGGTCGTAGTTAACATTTTAATTAACGCGGTCAAATAATATGCCTAAAGCAGAACTCACACCTGAAGAGAAAGTGAAAGTCGCGATCAAGGATGTCAGCGATGCCTTGATTGAAAACATAAATGCAGGCAAGGCGATCGTAGAGGCGGGCTTAAGAAAAAAGTCAGCACATTACACACTACAAAAAGCCAAAGAGCGATTAACAGGTTTAGAGCGTGAATTAATGGAATAATAATTTTATATGGAAAAAAATACACATGATTTTCAAGTAGCACTGCAGGCGATATATACCAAGACCGAAGGGTCGGCCGAGAAAAAAAATATTGTAAACCGCAGGGCCGTAGTACGTCAGGACACCGGCGCGGTGCTTGGTATTCTATCGGATAACTACACTCTGCTTTCACACGCAGATGTCATCAATAATTTCCGCAAGGCCCTGGGCGCATACGATTACGAAGAGCGCATCCAGGTAGCAAAAGGTGGAGCGCATCTTTTCGCAACGTATAAACTCAACGCCATCAAAGTAGAGGTACGCAAAGACGATATTGTTTCTCTGCAGTTTGTAGTAAAGAATTCATACGATGGGTCATCTACACTGCAGATCATGCTTGGAGCCTACCGCTTGGTTTGCTCGAACGGTATGATAGTCGGTAAGAGTTTCTTTAATTTTTCACAGAAACACGTCGGCGGTAGTAACGACATCAAGATCGAAACTATACAGGAAAAGATCGGTAACCTAATCGGTCAGTTCCAAAACGTACTGCCAAAACTCCAGGAGATGAGCCGTACCGACATGGTTTACGATCCACAAGATCTCACGCCTGCAGTACTCGATGGCTTTTTCTCAAAGGAAAAAATAAAGGGGATGCCTGCATACCTCTTGGAAATAGCAAAGGCCGAATTCATTCGGGCCGAGGATTGGACACTTTGGGGCTACTACAATGCCCTCACGTTCGCTATAACGCACAGTATGAAGCGAGAAAGCCCGGTTAGTATGCTGAAGTACGGAAAGGTTGCCTGGACAGTCGCACAGCGCCAATTACTCGATAACGCGCCTGTAAAATAATGACTCAAGATAAAGCACTCGAAGTACTAAAGACAGGTGCCAACGTATTCCTCACAGGGGAGCCGGGCGCAGGAAAAACACACACGATCGGGATGTTTGTGGAATGGCTAGAAAAAGAAAAAAAGGAATATGCGATCACCGCTAGTACCGGGATCGCATCTACCCACATCAACGGCACGACCATACACTCATGGTCGGGCCTTGGTATAAGACGAGATCTAAAAAAGGATCAGATTGACGGTATCAAACGCAATAAGTGGGTTACAGATCGCATCAAGGGTACTCAGGTGTTGGTGATCGATGAGATTTCAATGCTAGACGCGGTGATCATAAACGACATCGACAATATACTCTGCGCGATCATGGGCAATAAGCGCGCCTTTGGTGGTGTACAGGTTGTTTTTGTAGGCGACTTTTTTCAACTACCGCCAGTCAGCAAGGGCAAAGAAGAGAAGTTATTTTCTTTTGAAGCCGAAGCCTGGGCGCACGCTGATCTACAAGTTTGCTATCTTACAGAACAGCACCGACAAAACGATCCAGTCTTCCTGGATATTCTTTCCGGGATGCGAAACGGTACAACAACCGAGGAACATAAAAGAATAATTGAGTCATCAAAACTCACAGAGAAACCGGAGACAAGACTTTTCACTCACAACGAAGATGTGGAAGCGCTGAATACAACCGAACTCGCAAAGTTACCAGGCAAGGAAGTATTAAACGAGATGGCCGAGGGTGGTACTCCGGCCCTGATAGAAGTACTGAAGCGCAGTTGTCTATCCCCGCAAAAACTGATCTTGAAAGAGGGTGCGGTGGTAATGTTCACACGCAATAATTTTAAAGCCGGATACGTCAACGGTACGATCGGAAAGGTCGTCAGTTTCAGTAACGGATGGCCAATAGTAAAATTAAAAAGTGGCCGGGAGATCATGCCGGAGTTGGCCGAGTGGTCTTTCAAAGAGAAGAAGTATGTCAAAGCATACATACGGCAGATCCCACTACGCCTGGCATGGGCCATAACGGTACACAAGAGCCAGGGAATGAGCCTTGACAGCGCTATTATTGACCTTAGCCGAACGTTTGAATATGGCCAGGGGTACGTGGCGCTCTCCCGCGTACGCACGCTCGCAGGCTTGCACGTAGACGGTATCAACGAGAAAGTGTTTGAAATGCATCCAAAGGTGGTCGCCCAGGATATTATTTTTAGAGAGCAGGGAATATAGATGGAAACAATAGAGGATGTCAAAAAAGATGTCTTAAAAAACGAGAGAATATTAGGTTTGGTTGATTATCCTGATGCCGAATTTGTACCATTTAAAAGTGGCAAAAATCATCCGTGGCATCGCACTAATAGTTTCTTTTTTAACAAAGATATTAATTCAAAAAGATATCCTCGCTATATCTCAAATGATTACTTCCACACCGATAGAAACCTACGATGGTGGAATAACTATATACCCCAATATTATGAGAAGTGTTATAATTAAAAGGTCTTAAATATATGCGTTGCATCAAATGTAGAAAATCGAGGAAAACGAAGAAAGGTCTTTGCAAAGTGTGTCGTCAAGACGATCATGAAGTTACCAAATAAAATAATTGTTTTCATTTTAACTATTGCATTGCTCTCGGTTACGATAAATCTATCACTACCAAAAAGAGCACAGGGCATCCAGGAAGTAAAAATTGAAAACATACAAACCATCACCTCGAAAGATCACGCCGTAGAGTTAGCAAAATCTATCGCGCTCATAGAGACAGGTGGAACAATGGACTGCTCTATTATAGGGGGCAACGGCGAGAGAGGATGTCATCAATACTCTCCCGGAACGTGGGCATCTTATTCAAAAGATGTTCTTGGCTATGTAGCAAAACAAACCCCGGCCAACGCGCAAAAAGTGACGGAGGGAAAGATGCGCGAGTTTATAAAGCAAGGCCTCACTGATCGTCAAATCTTTTTAATATGGAACCAGGGAAGTACTGGCCAATGCCGAAGAGGTACCAACTCCAAAGGGGTACACTACGACTCATGTGCGTATGTGGCCACGGCCCTAAAAATACTCCAGGAAGTTATGCACACCGGATAGATGTTTGCACTTTACTATCTCATCAGGAAATAGTAAAATGAAAGTATTATTAATTAAGCACAAGCGTAAAAAAATATGGTAAAAAAGACAGGTAAAAAGTTCAAGATTATTTATGCAGATCCACCATGGGCCTACCGGAACATGGGAAATATCCAGGCAACGGCCAACTCGCACTATGCGACTATGACACAAAAGGATATTTGCGATCTTAAGGTTGCCGATATAGCGGATGACAATTCCATCCTATTCCTATGGGCAACGTTTCCAAAGATCCAGGAAGCGCTAGACGTGATGAAGGCCTGGGGATTTCAGTATAAAACGGTCGGCTTCACGTGGGTAAAGAAAAACAAAAGCGGGTCAAATTTCTTCGGAGTAGGTTGGTACACAAAGTCCAACGCTGAAGTTTGTTTGATCGGGATCAGAGGTAAAGCGCCAAAGGTCAGCAATAGTGTGTCGAGCATTATTGAAACGGTACGCACTGAACACAGCGCCAAGCCTGCGATAGTAAGAGAGAAGATCGTACAGTTCTGCGGTGACATTCCAAGAGTAGAGTTGTTTGCACGTACCCGGACAAAGGGATGGAAGATATGGGGCAACGAGATTAAAAACGATATTAAATTAAAGTAATGGTCGTTATTTTCTCATGGGTTTTGGCTTGTACATCGATATACTCCACGATCATTTTGGGAAATAAAAAACACTCTGGTTGGATCTACGCTTTCATCAATACGTTTCTATGGGCCGTATATTCTGCCCTAACGAAACAATGGGCGCTAGTATTGCTGAACATAGTGATGGCCGGGGTGCAGGTACAAAATTATCGCAAGTGGAAATTATAAATTAGTCGAAAGTTTAACGTTAGAGAATTTTAGTATGAAAATAAAAACTGCGGAGTGTGTAACTCCAAGACATCCTGACAAGTTGTGTGACCGCGTAAGTGATGCGATCCTAGATGCTTGTCTATTACAAGATCCAATGAGTCGCGTAGCAATTGAAACCATGGGTGGTCATGGGATCGTAAGTGTTACCGGAGAACTCACAACAAAAGCGTACATTAACGTGCGCGAAATAGTACAAAATATAGTCGGTAATCAATACGGCGTACAAGTAAATATTGTATCGCAAAGCCCTGAAATAGCGGGTGGAGTTGATACTGGCGGGGCCGGAGATCAAGGCATCATGGTGGGCTATGCCTGCGATGACAATGAAGCGATGATCCCACAAGAAATTTACCTCGCACGATCACTCGCAAAGTATATTTTTACTAAATATCCATACGATGGAAAAACACAGATCACCATCGATGAGAATAAAAAAATTACTACCATAGTGGCGAGTTTTCAAAACGTAAAAAAAGATGATCTCATTAAAGAGATTACTGATTGGGTACTTCGTGAAAGTCCATCAAAACCTACTGAGACATTCCACATCCATGCTAACCCGGCCGGGGATTGGAGCCAGGGCGGTTTTGAAGCCGACACAGGCGTTACAGGGCGCAAGTTGGCGGTAGATTGCTACGGCCCACAGATCCCAATTGGTGGGGGTGCATTCAGCGGAAAGGACAGCACAAAGGTAGATCGCTCCGGGGCGTATATGGCCCGTAAAATGGCGGTGCATTATTTGAAGCACCTGGGCGCTCATGAGGTAATGGTAAAAATAGCATACGCGATCGGAGTAGCAGAGCCGGTCATGGTCAGCGTAGAAGCCGATGGAAAAGAGATCGAAATAAATGATGGTTGGGATCTTACTCCAAAGGGTATTATTAGTTTGTTAGATCTACGGAAACCACAATTTGAAGAGACCGCACAGTGGGGTCACTTCGGTAATGGTTTTGTTTGGGATCAAGAATAATTATGTTTGAAAAACAAGAAACAATGATCTGTACGATATGCGGTACTGCAGGGAAACCAAAAAAAGAAACGCGCGGAAGTTTTGCCATTGAGATCATTCTTTGGCTTTGCATGGTACTACCCGGACTTTTGTATTCGATATGGCGCGCAAGTAGCAAGTATGACGTATGTAAATATTGCGGAAATAAAAATATTGTTCCAATTAATTCACCAGTCGGACAAGAACTACTTGTTAAATTCCGACCAAAAGAATAAAATATGAATTATCACGAGGACATTCCCGCGATTTGTCAAAACAAAGATTGCGAAAATTACAAAGCTTTTGAATTGTACGATGTCGATGAGGTAAAAGATCCACGTGGCAAAAGTTATGTCATCTGCTTCTATTGCAAAGAAAAGATCATCATCGAAGACTAATGAAGTCGGCGTTTATTTTGGGGCTAGAAATAAAGTTCTCACTACAAAAAAAAGAAAAGGAAAAAACAATGAGATCGTGGGTGCTATGTATGCAATGTATAAGACCCACAGATCGCTTGCCTATATCGGGAAAGTTTATCATCGGACACCGCAATGCATCTTCTATCTTTTCAAACGCCGGGGTTACCAACTCCGACCAAAAAAGATGGAGGGCCTGCAGGAAATTGATGGCATAAAGTTTACTCTAAACAAAGCGGGCAGTATGCGGGGAACACTCAACGGAAAAAGGATCCTGATGCACCACTACGTTTGGGAAAAAAAGCATGGCAAAATACCGACCGACCATTGCATTTTTCACAAGGATGGCAATAATCAAAACAACCGAATAGGCAACCTGGGCCTATTGCCACGATGCCAGGTAGCGCACCATTTCAACCCGGAAAACCACAACCAATATACAAACAAAAAACGGCATGGTAAAATGTAAGGGTCGATATATTATAAATTAATTGCAATTATATTTTTATGAATACAATCACTAAATATTTTGTTTTTCCTGCAGGAAAACCAGAAGAGAAGTTTGAGGTACTCCCTCATACAGCCGGAGACGGCACATTCTCTTTTGCGAAGAAGGAAACATCACAAACCGGTAATATCAATGACTGGTATGATGCAAGCCCACTCTTCACTTGGGAAAACAAAAACAAGGATGGCGCTTTCGTAAACAATGACACCGAGCAATTGGATGTCACTGGCGAATACGACATTCAAAAAGAAGAGGTGCCAGTTGGCGAAAAAGGCGAATAATATTTGCCCCTCAATATTCACAAAAAGCCCTAGCCATGGGCTTTTTGTTTTGTTATAATTATGGTATGGAAAACAACAAGCTGAGTATAGTAATTATGGCCCATCCAAAACGTAAACACCTTATCCCCTATCTGAAAGAAAAACTTGGTGACGTTCCGGTAGTGTGGGATGAAAAAAACAACCTATGGGATACCTGCAAGCGCGCATGGCAAACCATAGATAAAAATTGCGAGTTCGGTTTGGTGATCCAAGACGATGCCCTGGTAACTTCTAACTTCCGGGAAAAGGCCGAGGCTTGTTTGAAAAGTGATCGCGTATATTCTTTTTATTTGTCGCGCCTACTTTCTAACAGGGTACGCCTGGCCAAGAAGCGCGAATATAAAACCATCCGCAGTAGCATGATTTTTAATGAGGTGGCTATTTGCATGAAGACCTGCCACATAGACGAGATGATCGCTTTCTGTGATGAGCGCGAGGCTACTACGGATCAGTTGATTGGTATATGGGCAAGGCAGAGGGGCAAAAAAATATACTACCCTATCCCCTCGCTTACTTCGCACCGGGATGACGAGCCGAGCATTTACAAAGAAGTCTACAAAAAACCCCCTGCAGTTAGGGAGCGCGTAGCAATAGAATTTTATGAATAAGAAAACAAACAACACCGCTTTTATAATTAGGATGCACTTTGCGGAAAATGATCCACGATGGATTTGGCGCTATGCGTACTTTGCGAGCATGGTACTTCCAAAACTATTAACCCAGGACAACCAAGACTTCGATATTTGTATTCGGGCAAACCCATGGCACGCTGATTGTCTCCGGGCGTTATCGGAAAAAATAAAAGTGTTTGATGTAGCACCGGCCAAGAAAGATTTTATTAAGGATGGGTACTTGGAAAAGTCTAAGGTTTATTTTATTGATTTTGTAGATTTCAAAGACACCAGGGGCCTAGATAAATATCCAATACAGATCGGGATCGACTCTGACGATATGATCTTACGCGAGGACTTTGTAACCCGCATTAAATCGGAAGTGGCCAAGCGCCCGGACAAGTCACTGCACATCTCTTTTCAACCGTATATATTCCATGCTCCTACGCTCCGAAATTATAGATGCAATTTTCACTATGGCCCGGAAAAGGGATCGCCGGTATTCGTACTCTACCAACCAAAAAAGACGGACTTCATGTACGCATACGAAGACTCGCATTTGAAACTGCCATCCTATATGCAACAGGCCATTCGGATCAACGAGGGCTATTGCTCTTATACGGTGCATGATTTTAATTCGTCGACACGCCTTAATCGTAATGCGCGACAAACCTATATATGAAAAAAGTAATTTTTTATCGCTATCCGCATCCGACTAACGTAGGGGATAATCTCACACAACATCTCTTGCCTTTTTTCAGGCCTGATTTAGAGTTTCAATTAGTACCGGAACAGGGCGGGGGAAAGTTGCTCGGAGTTGGTAGTATCATGCGCGTTTTGAAAGAGGGGGATCTAGTATGGGGATCGGGCATAATGCGCGAAACTGACGAATTCCCCCAGGCAAAGGCCTGCAAGTTCCTAGCAGTACGCGGAAACCTAACACGGGGCATCCTGGAGCGATATAGGGCAAATGTACCGCAAGTCTACGGTGACCCAGCCCTATTACTGCCTTTGATGTACTCCCCTACCCCACTCATTACGCATGAAGTCGGGATAATTCCCCATTTTGTGGATGAGAAGATGCTAACGAGTAGAGTAGGGGATAGACTCGCCAAGGGTAGATCCTGGAAACAGATCAACATCTGCCAGGACTATGAGAACTTTGTAAACGAGGTATTGACCTGCAAGTACATCATCTCTAGTTCCCTGCACGGTTTGATCATCGCAGAAGCATACGGCATCCCGGTAGAATGGGTGGTACTAAGCGACAAGGTACTCGGACAAGGTTTCAAATTTAGAGACTACCTAAGCGGAACAGGCAGACGGCCACAAGGCCCCGGCCCATTCCCTATTTTAGATCCGGCCATACTGAAGGATCGACAGAATGGCTTATTAAAAGCATTGAAGAAATTATAGTGAATGGAAACGCCTGAATGTTTTGGAAAGCACGCTTATGATAAGAAAGGTGCGATCACTGCGAGCAATAGACGCTATGCAGAAGATCATCAGAGACTGCGTATATACCCTTGTGGAGATCATTGGCATCTCACTAAGCAACTAAGGGGAACGTACCTGAAGCATGGAAAGAAGATCAGACGGTAATTATGCACTATACTTTTTTATTGTTTAGCAGTAAAATGTATTTATGAAAGCAAGCGAACGACGTGCGCTAAAACTAAAGAAAGACGGAGAGAAGAAAGAGCCAGGTACTATACCGGCCCCTGTTGTTGCCCCTGTAGTTAATAAAGAAACGAATAATGAAACACCTGCCATAGAGAAGATCTCCAAGGATGGCACAAAGCGCGGGCTAAATCCTAACAGTACAAAAAACTTAAAGCCGATCAAGCCAGGGGAAGTACGCAATCCAAACGGCCGACCAGAGGGCGCATTGAGTTGGGATACACGCATAGAATTAAACATGACTATTTTGGCGCAAAAGTACGTCAGAGATTTCAATAAGAAAAACCCGAAGAAGGCGATCAAGATCGAAGAGGTAGACATGGAGAGTGATATTTTTCAGCAATATATAAACAAAGCCCGCAATGGGAACGATAAGATCCTGCTCCACTTTATGGATAAGAGATACGGCAGGCCATCGCAACCGATCGTTGTTACCGGGAAAGATGGCGATCCTGTGGAGTACACGATCCGCGTAAAAGAATACGAGGACGAGATCCTGCAGGAAGAGAATAAGTGGTTTGAAAGCGATACTAAAAAATAATTATGGCTATAAAAAGATTAACTCCATACGCAAGAAACAAGATGGCAACCGATATGCATGCACGCGTTGCTGTTTGCCGTGGATCTTTCTATCACTTCCTTACTACCTATTTAAAGGATGACTTTGAATTGGTACCGGCACCATTTCACAAGGAGATGATTGATGCCCTAGATAGCGTTGATGATCTAGATAAGTATTTGTCGATCATGGGTTTCCGTGGCTCGGCCAAGAGTACGATCCTGGAAGCATTCGCGCTATGGTCAATGATAAATAAAAAGCACAACTTCATTGTGTACCTACGCGCAAACATTGATGATGCAAAAATGTCGCTGGCCAACATCCGAAACCGCATCGAGGAAAATATAAAACTTCGCAAGGACTTTAATATCGTACTAGACGATCAGAAAAGCCATGACTTCCGTGAGAAGTGGAGCGAGGCACAGATCACTATCGGCAACTGTACAATGATCGCACGTTCACGCGGGCAGAAAATACGCGGTAAGAAATTCAAAAAGGCCCGCATAGATTTGATCATCGGTGACGACTTGGAAGACGTAAAGGATGCAGATACAAAAGAAAAACGAGAGGCAACGCGCAAGTGGTTTTTTGCTGAAGTACTACCGGCTACAAAACAGGGTGTGCTTGCGGACAACGTCAAGGTGATCCTACTTGGTAATCTGGTGCATAAAGATTGTTTGATTAAACACTTCTCGCGCTCTCCTAGTGTAAAGCACATGGAGTTTTGGATGTACGACAAAGACGGCAATATCTCCTGGCCAGGTTTATATCCGAACGAGGAAGCCGTAGAGAAAGAAAAAGAAAAGGTGATGATCGCAGGCGAGGGCCTTGGCCCGGTAATATGGGCGCGCGAGTACCTGGGCAAAGAGGTGGATCCTGAAGACATGGTTTTGAAACTATCGGACATCCAATATTACCCGGATGAATGGCTACAACGAAAACCACAAAGCGCCGGGGTGGGAGTGGACTTTGCTATCTCTAAGAAACAGACGGCCGACTATACTGCGATGTGTAAAGGCATGGATGTCATGAACGATGACGGCGAGCGTAGATTGCTCGTACTCAAGGACAACGTAGAACAGCGCATGGACTTTGAGGAAACTATCCGCAAGGCCGTGGCCGTAAATGAAGTGATGCCCCATGGCACAAAGTTCTATCCCGAAAAGGTGCAGTATCAGCAATCGGCTATTGAGATCATGGAAAAGAACGGCCTCAAGGTTGTGCCTATGCAAGCGACAGGCGATAAGAAAGCCCGCATCTCATCCGCTTGTTTTTATGTGAAGAGTGGCCGGGTACTATTTCCAAAGACCGGGGCCGAGAATGTTATCACCAACCTCATCGGCTTTGGTATAGAAGATCATGATGACCTTTCCGATGCATTTGCCTACCTCGTGCTTGGTATGATAAAGAAAAACGGAAGCACTTTTAATTTTGGTTAAAAATTAATATTTGATATATAATAGAAACTATGAAAAAGAAAAATCAAAACTTCTTCCAACGCATCGGTAACGCGCTCGCAGGTATGCGACAAAAGTCTGTCAACTTTGTATCGCTTTCAGGTGGATCAGGGTTTAATGGTTTAGAGAGTTTTTACGACTCACTCAATTTGCAAACGTTCCGGGAGTCGCTCTACCTATTTATTGGGGTAAGTATGATCCGCGAAACAGTATCGAGCATCCCATTGGAGATGTACCAAATAAAAAACAAGCAGGGTGATGTAGAGCAGATCTACGATGACCCTTTTCTTGATCTATTGGAGCGCCCTAACGATATGCAGACACAAAAAGAATTCTGGAAACTCGCTGTTGCATACTACTTGCTCGCAGGCGAGGCGTTCTGGTATTTAGAGCGCGAGGCTCCTGGTGCCGTTCCAAGTGCGATGGTAAATATGCGCCCGGACAGTGTGCAGATCCTTTTCTCTGCAGATCAGAAAACAATCATCGGCTATGAGTTCATCCAAACAAACGGCCAAACAGTAAAGATCCCGGTAATGGATGTTTTACATATAAAAAATATTGACCCTATTGATCCTGTACGCGGTATCGGAGTTATACGCCCCGCAACTAAGCGCATCGCTACTGAAAAGCAAGCGAGTGAACACCAGGCAAACACATTTAAAAATCAAGGCAGGCCCGACATTGCTGTTTTCACAGAGGCGGATGTCACTGACGAGCAAATAGAAGATGCACAAATAAAATGGCAAAAGAAATTCGGCCCGGACAGAGGATCACAGTTGGCTCTATTCGGTGGTGGCAAAACTACGGTGCAGACTTTAAATGCAAACCCTAAAGACATGGACTTCATGCCAACCATGAACTTCTTACGCGATGACATTCTCGCATCGTTACATATTCCAAAAGCGATGCTTACAAGTGATGATGTTAACCTGGCCAACTCAAAGACCGCGCGTATAAATTACATCAAAGAGGGATGCTTGCCTGTACTTGATACGTTCATCGATATCATCAACAATAAGTTTTTAAATGATCTAGATCAGAATAGATTTGTAACGTACGAAAATCCAGTCAACGAGGATCGCGATATGCTACTCACTGAAGCAGTTCAACTAAAAGACAAAGGTATCATCACAATCGACGAGGCACGCGCCCTTCTTAACTACGAGCCGATCGATGGTGGAGATATTTTGCAACCTGGAACATCTCCTGCATCTGCGATCACGCTGGCTTTGAAAAATGTCCGACTAAAAAAGATGGCAAAACGAGTTATGTTAAAACGCCCACTACTTTATAAAAAGTTTGTGGCCGTGGAAGCAGTAGCGAAACTATACGTGGCAGAGAAGAGTGTTAAGCGTTCCCGCAATTCTGTTTTTAATACTCCCGAATTGAAAGATGCCTACATCAAAGCATTCAACAAGAACATAGATCAGAAAGCGCAGACGTTTCATTCCGAGGTTGTCGTTTACAACGAGGGATTTGCAAAACGTATCATCACACACATGGAAAAGATGGGAATAAACCCACAATCATTTTTCAACGTAGCCGAAGAGATGCAGACGGCCAAGGGTATATTCAATCCACTTATGAAGAATATGTTTTCAAAGATTGGCCAGGAAACTCTAGACAACGTGGCTAAAGGTTTCTCTACTAAAGCATCCGAGCAGTTTCATACTCCAAAGGAAATGCTCCAGGCCCTTGAATTACGCGCTGAATTCTTTATTGGCTCAATGCTTGATACAGACTTCAAAGAGATGTCTAAACTCATTGTGGCGGGCCTAGCAGACGGCAAGGGAGTGGAAGAGATCGGCCGAAACATCCGACAATACTTTGACGATATGAGTGTCGCGCGCGCACGTACGATAGCCCGAACAGAAACAGGCCGTTTGGTTTCTCAAGCGACAAATGAAGCGTACAGACAGAGCGCAGTTGTTACCGGCAAGGAGTGGCTTACTGCAGGCGATGACAAAGTTCGAGATGAGCACGTTTTAAACTCCGGTGTTATTGTCGACAACGGCGGAGTATTCCCCGATGGGGAACATTATCCAGGCGAGAGTAGTATCAACTGCAGATGTGCATTGGCACCCGCAGTTTAATAGTGATATAATATTTTTATGAAAAAGTTGGCGCAAAAATTGTTAGACGAAAAAAGAAACAAGGCCGTAGAAATGGTCGGCAAAAAGTTTGAGATGAATATTACCCGAAAGGCGATAAGCATTGATGCCGAAAAGAAAACGGTCACGTTCGTAATGTCTACTTGCAATGTAGATCGTCACGGTGACGTTATCAATCAGGACTCTTGGATCTTGGATTACTTCCGACAATCGCCAATGTTCTTTTTACAACATCGTTCCGATGAGTTTCCAATAGGAAAGTGGATCGATATTTCTCTACAACCTGATCCTGACAACATTGGTAAAAATATGCTCGTAGGTACCGCGCAATTTGCAACCGATATAAACCCGGAAGCCGACACAGCATTCAAAATGGTAGAGGGTGGATTTATGTCTGCCGTTTCCGTTGGATTTATTCCGCACCGAGTAGACTACGATGAGATCACTGACAACTTTGTTTTGTATGACTGCGAACTTTTGGAATGTTCACTCGTTGGAGTAGGATCAAATCGCCAGGCACTCGCAAAAGAAAATGATGAGGCCCGCGAAAAGATGATCGAGGCAAAGGAAGTATTGGATGCTAAAATAAAAGCGACAGTAAACAACAACCTAGTCATCTCCCATTTGAAAGCCCGCGAAAGTTTGAATAAAGCGATCCGGCTGATGAAAGAATTTTAAATAAAAACTAAATCGTGAAGTCCGTTATAAAACTATACCCCTGGAATGGGAACGGCCAAGCTCGGAAGGGCACATTATTAGTAACTTTATTCATAACATTATGAAAAAGCATTACATTGTTGTCGCAGGCAAAAAGTTTTACTGCGATGAAAAGGGGCTTCTTGAAAAAGATGCCGACAACAACTTCATGGAAGTACCTGCAGAGGATACTAAAGCCACTGAAGTCGCGTTGGAAGACGCTACTGAAGAAGTAGCAAAGATGCTCAAAAAGGCAAAGGACTCTGTCCTAGCATCTGCTGACAAATCTCTCGGTGAGAGCCAAGTCAAAGCCTTAGAAGCCATCGATAATCTTTTTAAGGGTATCGAAGCTTCTGCAACCAAGCACACCAAACTCGCTCACGCGGGAGAGGGCAAGGCATCGTTTGACGTTGATGCCGTTAAGAAAGGCATCGCCGATCTTCGTGCTCGTCAACGTGGATCATTCTCATTCTCTATCAAGAGTATGAAGGATCTCGAATACCTCGCAAAGACTACGTCAGAAGCTGACAGTCTTACTGGCGATGTTATCGTTCCCGACAGAGTAGCGGAAATCACACGCGATCCTGTTCGCCCTGTATTCATAGAAAGCATCGCTGATGTTACTACGAATATGACTTCTGATGCGCTTTCATACGTGGAAGTTGTATCTGAGTCAGGCGCTCCGCTTATTACAGCAGAGTTGGCTATTATCCCTGAGAAAGATTTTGAATTCCAGGAATTCAAAGCGCCATTGAGAAAGATCGCCGTGATTAATAAACACAGCGTTGAAATTCTACAAGACGCTCCTCAACTCGTTAATGCTATCAAAGGATGGCTTACCGAGGATGTCAATCTCGTTACTGATCAGCAACTGATCAATGGTAACGGTATCGGCGACAATCTTCCGGGTGTGTTCGGTCAGGCCTCTGTGCTTGATGCCGGTGCGGTTGGTACAAAGCGCGTTGACTTTGCAAATCTTGCAGACGTTATCCGCGTTGCGATCACCAAAATCGCTGTGGTTGGAAAGGGCAAGTTCTCTGCAAACTATGTTCTTCTTAACCCAACCGATGCTGATGCATTGGATCTTACAAAGGATGAGAATGGCCAGTACGTTCTCCCTCCTTTCAAATCTGCGGATGGCAATACTATCAAGGGTGCTCGCATCATTGAGAACGTTGGTATTCCTGCAGGTACTTTCTTAGTCGGTGACTTTAGAAAGTTGCACATCGGTACCAAGGGTGGTGTTGAAATTGAAATGACAAACTCTGATGGCACAGACTTCACTAAGGATATCCTTACTGTTAAGTTACGCCGAAGAATTGCATCATACGTTCGCCAGAATGATAGCGGGGCTTTCTGGACTGGAACAATCTCAACGGTCATCAGTGCGCTAACAGCTTCTTAATCGAAGTATGAGCGACCTGATCTTCCAAGTCGGTGATGTAGTTGTAAATGAGGTGCGCCAATTCGCTAAAATTATATCTATCAGAAATGGTGTTTATGGTTTCAGCGGATGGACAACTCTGCCTAATGCTCAAAAGGCAACTGTCGCTCAGAAGTTTTTAAACTCCTACGGCGCGCAGTCAGCAAATTTACAAGTCGTCAAAGGCGCTTCCAAAGTCACGGCCCCCGCCGATGAATTCGGGAGTAACGACAAAAAGCCTACTAAGTCATCTCTAGTGAAATTGAACGCGGAAGCGGTCAAGGCCCTAGCAGAGAAACTTGGGGTCAATACTGAAGGCACCAAGCCTGCAATATTGGAAAGACTTTATACTCATTACGAGATATAATAGTTTTGTAGGGGAGCCGAGCGATCGGCTCTCCCATCAAGACCTTTATGACAAAAGAAAAAATAATCACAATTAAAAATATTGACCTCTCTGTTCTAGCAAACACTATTCTTTATACGATCCCTGCGGGCATGACATTTTTGCCGACTGCTTTATTATTTAAAACATCGATTGTTGGTAGTGAAAATGGAAACGGATCTATACGAGTACAAAGAAAGAGTGATCATCTAGATCTTATGGCCGGATATATTTCCACAAGCGTAGCGATCAGTCCTGGTGGAGTCGGATATACTCACAAAGAGAATATAGTTGATCCATCACCGGAAATCATCGCGCTCGACCAGATTGAACTTGTTATCGATACTGCAGACAACGGAAGTAATGCTCTCGTTGATATAGAAATCGTGGGCTTACTTACTGGCGAAAATCCTGTCGATGGCCCGCAATACACAGACCGCGCAACCGTGGAGGCCTATGCCGGAGTTTCAACCGTAACAAACGATCAGATGACCGCCTTTATAAAGGCCATGAGTTTATACATCGATGCCTATTGCAACCGTAATATTTTTGCGGATGAAGTTTCAACCTATCTCTACGATGGCGATTACTCGGATATTCTCTTAATAAAGGACGTGTGCGAGATTGAAAGCGTAAAGATATCGGATGTGGCCGTAGAATACCTCACATATCCCGCAAACAAGCCCTACGCGAGCCGTTTGGCCCTAAGTAGTAGTAAGTTCCCAAGGGGCCGTCAAAACGTCGCTGTGCGCGGAATTCAGGCCATGAATGCCGAATTACCGGCCGATATTCAGTTCGCTTGTACGGTTTTGGTAGCCGGTATCCTAAATGCGCGCAATTCTCAGGGCAAAGTTGGCACCACGGAAAGGATCGGTGCATACTCCGTAACATACCGGGATGAGGCACAGCAGACGGATTTTGCTACCGCAAAGGTCACATTATCCGCCTATAAGCGCATTGCGCTCTAATGCTATGCCCGACTTCACTTCCCTACTAACAAATCTCTGCGATATTCAAGTCAAGGCCCGAACAACTACCGGGTACGAAAAGGTGCTCTCTTGGTCAAACGTAGCGACCGGGGTACACACACGCAAGGACTCATCTACCGGCGCAAGCATCCAGGACACACAGATCCGTTTGAATACCGATGACGATGTTTTCTTTTTTAATGCAGACGTAGTTATCAAGCGCGGAAATCGCATCGTGTTCGATAGCGAAAACTATGACGTAATAAAAGTTAATAAATGCTACGGCGGATCGTCAGCCATTCATCATCTTGAGGTAGTGGCCCGCCTCGTAGACCATGAATAAAAATGTTAAAAGCAACTCTCACATTTAAAGATTACACACCCGAAGTCACATCTAAAATTGTGAACGGTGTTGATCGTGCGGTAGAGAAATCACTCGCGGTCATGGAGCGAAATATAAAAGTGAATACGCCGGTAAAGCATGGTACTTTGAAAAGAAGTATTCAGTCCGTGAAAACAGCAAAGGGCGAGGGCGAGGTAAATACCGGGGCCGGTGGCTCCGAGGTTACATACGCGACATACGTGGAATACGGTACCAGGCACATGGCCCCGCGCGCGATGTTTCGCAAAGGTGTAGCGCAGTCTCAGGATCAGATCGCGCAGATCTTTGATGAAGAACTCAATCAGTAGTAAAATATATTTATGATAGAACAATACATCTACAACAAGGTCACAGAAGATCCAACACTGCAGGAAATATTATCGGCAGGCAGTGATGACTTTTATCTTTATCCCGGAGTTATTCCGCGCGGTATAGAAGACTTCGAGGTGGCCGTAACATTCACTACGATCATCACAACCGATGTATATCCGGCATCTAAATCAGTGAACGTGCAGTTTAATATCTTTGGAAAAAAACACGCAGACGTAGCAGAGGTGGCACAGGCCCTTAGTGATCTTTTTAATGAAGACAACAACAATTCAGATACCGGGGTCGATGTTGTTTTCTCGATCAGGAAGTCCGAGAGCGATCTAGGTTTCAATTTCGATGACAACCTGTATCAGAGAGAGGCGACTTATTATTTTAAATTGAGATAAATATATGGTTACATCAAATAGACAAGTAAAAACCGACCACAATGCCAACCAGGATATGGTTACATTGGTGGCCAAGCGTGATGGCAAGTTTGCAGGCAAGGAGATCTACGCAGGCAAAGTTGTGAAGTGTACCAAGAGCGAAGCCCGCAGAATAATGTCGACAGACAAGTCGATGTTTGATATCCGTATGGACTAGGGTTTTGTTTCTATGATATTATATACACAGATCATATCGAGTGATCTGTACTGCGAAAAAATCTCTAGTGCCAATGAGACAAAGCGGTAAATTATTAGTTATTAATTATTATTGTTATGAGACAAACAACAATTCAAGTTCCCGAAGCAATACGCAAGGGATCAGTGCGCGTTCTAGTCGGTGATGACTTCTCATCTCTCGTAGATGTAGGAGCGCTCCGCAACCCGATTTTCAAATCTTTAGCAGAAAATCAGGCGGTCAAGTTCGATAACGTTCCTGACCTAAATAAATTTGTACTTGGTACAAGAGTACAAGTTACATTCGATCTAGCCGAGATCAATTTTGATAATATGGCCGTCCTTGATGGTGGTATTCTCAATCTTAATGTAGTTGCAGGAACACCAACACCTGTCGTTGCAGAAGCACACGGTACAGGATGGGTAATCGGTCAACCAATCCGTATTAATAATAAAAATGGTGACAACACTATTGTTTCCACCATTGTTGTGAAGTCAGGTATAACAACCCTTGCTCTTACAACTGATTATAAGACCTATGTTGGAGACGGTACAAACGGAACACTTGGCTTTACTTACATCACACCAGTTTCCGCTCAAGTAGGTGCTATCACTTTCGGATACTCTTACACACCAAACGCATCAAAGACATTAACCTTTAATGACTCTGGTACAAAAACTCTAAAGTGTATGCGCTTAGTAAACACTGATGAGAATAGTAAAGAATTCAAGATCGATATCGAAGATGGCACAAACTTCGCTCCGATCTCCGTAGACTTTGCAGGCGATGCAGAGGACAACGTAGGAATTCTCGCTGTTGATTTCCAGGGCAATATCGTAGAGTGGGTTGACGAGCAAGAAACTGCTTAACCTTTAAAACTCTATGCCAACACTTGACCTCTACAAGCCACGCCGACATAGCGAGATCAAACTTGCTGACGGCGTAAAGTATAAAATTCCAAAAGAATATACTGTCGAAGAAGTCGAGAGGTTGTTAGAGCTGAAAAAGGAAGAGGAAAATTTAAAGGGCGCAGAAGTAGCGGACTCCGAAGAGGGCAAGGCAAAACAACTTGATCTATTTTGGAAAAACGTATTCGCGCAACTTGAGATTGTCTTCCAGGCATTTCATCCCGAAGTGGATGAAGCATACCTGAAGAAGCACGTCACTCACAACGAGGCACTAGAGATTGTGGGGTTCTTCCAAAAGTACAGAACACTTGCTATCGAACAGATAGCACTCGATCGGACTAAAGAGAAGTCCGATGTAAAAAAAAAACTGAAAAACTAGCGAGTATCGAACTCAGAGATTTACGCCGTCTCATCACATTCTTAGTGATGAACGGCTTTTCTCTTTTACATTTAAGAAAATTATATCTTGATGAATTGTACGAATTTCACGATGCACTTTTCTTTATGCTAGAGCAAACCGGCAAGATAAAAGAGGGCAGTTATGGTAAAATAAAATCACGAACAGGCGAGGGTGTTCCAGTCGAGGATACCGTTAACCAATTACGAAAACAGATGTTCAAAGCAATAGGTAAAAAATAATTTTATGAGCGCAAAACAAACAGTCGGGGAGTTGGTCTACAAGATCACCGGGGATGCCGACAACCTAAAAACCGAATTAAAAAAAGCCGAAGATAGTGTCGGCAAATTAGACTCGTCTATGCAGAAAGGGGCCAAGACCACTTCTACTTTTTCGGACTCATTCAAGAAAATTGCCACTGGCTTAGGACTTGTGTATCTTGCAAAACTAGCGATGGACTTTGGAAAGGCATCACTCCAGGCGTTTGCCGATGCGCAGAACAGCGCCATCCAATATAACAACGCAGAAAAGAATGTGGCCGGTACCACAAAACAAAGTGTTGATGCTCTCAATGAATATATTTTATTGCTTGAAAAAAAGACAAGCGTTGATGATAAAACGATC